CGTTAACGCAAAATGCAGGCACATGAGCGCATAAAAGCGAGTTAGGCATATTTTGCTTGCACCATTTTAAAAGCGCTGCGCCTGCGTCGTTAGAGTGCTTTCTATGCTCGGGTAGTATGTGGATATGGCAATCAAAGCACTTGCTATACAGTTGTTTAAACTGAGCCACCCCAAAAACTTGATCGTCTTTAAATATGACCACCCAGTAATCGCTTAAAACATCTACTTTTAAATGCTCTATTGTTGCCCCGTCCTCGCTTATAGCGCTAAATATGTCGTGATTTGTCAGTATGTTAAGGCATAAGCCTACATCTAGTGTTCTAGCCGCTTGAATCAAATTAATATCCAGCCTTTTGTATTGTCGCCGCCTATATCGTCAACCGATTTTGCATAGCGAATTATTCCCGCCGTCCCTGTGTCATCCTGATATGTTTGACCTTTTTTGCCGGGGACCACATTTTCAGGTATCCCAGTACCAAATATGACTTGCTGATCTTCAACTTCTTGTAATAGTGTTGTAAAAAATAGCCTTGTTTGATCTGTCATAGATAAATCATCAAGTAATATTGCGGCGTTTTGTTCTAGTCTTGTAATTGTCATTCGCCACCTCTTGCAGTAAATTCAAGTTTGATAAATTCAGATTCAACTTTGTCAGTCATAGTAAACTTAAATAAAGCCTCTCTTGGGAACCTGCCCTGTCTGTACCATATTGTGCGGCGCTGATATTCGCCTATTTGACCGATTGACCTAAACGTTTCATTACTGAATGCGTCGTTTGAGTTTTTGGCAAATGAGAATCTAACTTTTGGATCTATAACTTTGTTGTTGCCAACACCGCTTTTAAAGGTAGGTTCTAGTTTTGTTATAGAAAGAGAGCGCCCCTCATTTGTAAGCGGCTGGATCACGCACGATCTGAATATTTCCGCCTCATATTCTTCGTAAACGGTGTCGTCTAGTATACCAATTCGCCCGTCTTGCGAGTCACCACACCACACGCGATTGTAAGCAGTGCCAAGCGAGTTGACGCGAAACCGTATTAAATTTGCATTTCCGTCGGCATCAATTATCTTGCTCTTTCGCTCGTTCCACTTTCCTGTAATAACGTTGTACTCAAACGTTCTAGTCGGCAATGAGAAGCCAACAAATGAGGCCCCAGCTTTAGCGTAAGAATAAGCGAAGGATGTAGATATTTCCGCCTGCGTGTAGCTTTGCAATAATCTATCAATAATAGGCGTTGATATTTTGACGGGCGTATTGCCATTAAGCGCCCAAATTGCTGGGCTTTCATCGGTTCCGCCACCTATCCACATCATTGTGTTACCTGCGGCTATCATTGAAAAACGAGCCGCTACGCCTTTGTCTAAAAATAGACCTGTGCGCCTAAAGTTTCCAGCATCGTTGTAAAATTCTTCTATTGTTTCACTGCCGCCCACGTAAAGTTTATTGTTAAAAACAACTAGGCTTACTATGTCGTCTGGGTCTGACTCTGCTGTAAATCTGTTTAGTGCATTCCAACTTAAACCGTTATTCGCATCACATCGAACAAAAGTTTTACTATCAGTTGAGCATACAAAAAAACTATCGACAAATTGCACAACTTGCGGGGAACCGTTTGCTGTAAATCCTGCATCGGTAATTTGCACAAATGGTGTGGCGGTTGACTCATCCACTATATACCCATTGCCACCTGGCACCAACACAATAAGCTGCTTCCCATTGTCTGCCATGCTTACGCGACCTTCGCCCAAAACAGTGCCGATTGTTACCAGCGCAAACGTATCAACCCCCTCAACATTGCCCGTCAAATCAATGCGGTATAAGGTTGTGCCGTTTAAAAAGTAAGGCTTACCCGCTTTTACGTGCATCCCTCTGTTTATTTGCGTCTCGCCTTCGCCAGATGTAAGCATTTGCACCAAGCCAGCCGAACCGCGCAATGATACAGGTGATATATCTGCCGCGCTTTTACTTACCACTCTATACCAGTTAACGCACTCCTGCGCTGCAAGGGGTAGCGTTTCCGACTCGTAAAAACCATCTAAAGATATAGCTGGCATTATCTAGCCTCTAGTATGTAGTAACTGTCTTGCTCTGCCGTGATGTTTGACGTTGCGCTCAAGTTTGCAACTTGAAATTTAACAAAGTCGTTAGCATCTAGCGTTAAGTTAAAGTTGAGATTAAAAAACGCCACATCTCGGCCGCCTGTTAAACTGTTAACTTCTCGCCTTTGATCGACAACTATTGAAAATGTTGCGGCTGATTGATCCCATTTTAATACCCTAAGGGTAACGTCATTGGTTGGGGCGCTATCTAATAAAAAGTCTGCTATTATTTTAAATTCTCTGGGAGTATTGCCCAAATGCCTTAGTTGGCCGGGTGATGGGCTATCGAAGTGCTGCAAATCAACGCTCGTCCAAGAGCCTGCGTTAAGGTCAACAAAGGTATTGATAGAAGATATTACAGTCTGCGCTTCTGTTGCGATTGCCAGTGTCCCGCCAACAAACGTGTTCGGCATGCCGTTATTGCCAGACCATGCACAAGCAAGGTTTGACGCTGATATGTTTGGTGTTAAATTTGCGTCAGTAGCATTAAAAACACCGTTTCTTGTGACTATTGCGCCGTCAATTTGTAGCGTGCTTGGGTTTGTAAAGTTAGACGCTGAAAAGTCAATGAAACTGGCCGATGCTGGCAAATTCACGTTTTGGTTGGTCCTAAACCTTGAAGCCATCGTAAAGCTTGCACCAGCGCTATAAATAGAGTAGGAGCCGTCTGCCAAGTCCTTAATTAAGGACGTGTCAATAAAATAACCGCCAGGCCATGCGCCTGCTAGGGTTAATTCAGGGGTTCCACCAAAACGACCTGTTACAGTTTCAAGCCCTAGCTGGTAGCTTTCTATTGTTCCAAGCGAAGTGCAATCGTTAAAGTTAACACCTGTAAGCTCAAACACCGCCTCGCTTGTGCTGTCTGATATATCAAACACTTTTGAATTAGTGCCGCTAACCTCAATCGCAAAGTCTTTGCCGATAAAGTTGCCATTATCCCCTGCACTGGTGAACATTGTATAGTTGGTGTCGGTGCATACTAGCTTGCTAATTTCTGGGTTATAACCTGTGATCGATATGCCGCCAGCGGGCACCTGTATTTGAACATTTGACCCGGTCAAATTAACAACGCCATCAATAAAATATTCTTTTGATGAGTCAATAGTGCCTTCTAAGTCTGATGCTTGCGTCACTACAACTCTATTGGATAGCCCTGTCGCTGGATCAACCGTATTGTCAAAAGTGATTGCGTTGCCGTTTTTAGTTATAGAAAGGCCCTGCCCTGCAACAAGTGATGCTATTGCTGGGGTTGATGCCGTAAGCAGGCCGTTAGTTAAAGACACGCCTGTGGCATCTTGTGAGACGTTCCAATCAAACTTAACGCCATTGCTAGGTGATATGCTTGTAAGCACCCCGCTACCGCTCTCAGCGTTTCTGATTTTATAATCTGTACCGACTATATCGAGTATCGGTGCAGATAAGGGATCGCCCTCTTGTGCCAATGTGCCAGTTACACCCAATTGCGTTTTAAAATCGCTAAAGGTAATATTTTTATTAGTGTTATTTACAACAAAAGTAAAAAGATCGCTATTGTTTAGCGTCATACTTACATTGAATTGGCTGATTTTCATATCAGTCATTTGTGCCTGACTCCTGTAAAATTGCGCCGCCCTGCTCGTTTAATATGCGATCTTCTGGGCATGAGTAGAATTTGTCTAAACTGTTCGAATTGTCGTAGTCATTGCCAGAGCCTAAAGGCATAGTGCAAGGCATAATCGACGGCCTTATATTTACAGTAATCCGCCTGATGTTTTTTAGGCCGTTGCTGGCAGCTTCTGCTAGCGTTGGTGTTAATGGCGCGTCGTAAACAGTAAGTAATCGTTTAGCTAAGTTAAAAACAACACCTTCAACCGCTTCATCTGGGATAGTAATTAAGTCATCTGGTAAAGTTACTTTTGTGTAACCTAAGCCCAAAAACGGGGTGCCGTTCATCATGCGGTTTAAGTAGCGTTTAGCCGTCTGGAAGTCGTCTGGCTGTACAGGTTGTTCCGCTTGTTGTACAAGTATTTCTTGCAAAGCATCTTTTATAATGCTATTGGCGGTTTCCATTAATTAGCCTTTTTAGCTGCTTTGCTGGCTGGCTTTTTTGTTGGCGTTTCCGCTGGTGTTTCCGCTGGCGTTTCCTTAGTCCAGCCTAGCTTCAATGCAAAGTCTAAGCTGTTGTTGTTAACTTCCATTTTTGTGCCGTCTTGCTTATATAACGTGTTCATGTGGTGCCCCTTGTAATAGCCTTAATTGTAGCCACTCAATGAATGGCTACTATAAAACTACTAACCGCCAAAGCCTTGGCCAGCAAAGAACGGGTTCATTACCCCGTAAGCTGGGCGGAAGTCAATCCGTACTTGGTTTTGGTTTTTGTAGAAATCACTATCTTTGGTAACTCGCAACTGCAAGCCATCTTCTGTAGTGGCGATTGTGTCAGTAGCGTGTAAGCGCTTGATTGGAACCGATGCAACTGTAAACGCCTGTTTATGCCAGAACAAGTTAGGCTGAATAATAGTGCTTGCTGCACCGCCTAGCGTTACCACGTCACCCGCTGCAATGGCTGAGTTTACAGTATTGTACGCGCCTGTCGCCTCAAATATTGCTGGCCTGTAACAGTTAAGTTGCCCGCCCCTGAGCCATCAAGAGTCACGGTTTCTGTTACTGTTGCGCTAAACAATATCGGCGCGCCTGTTTCGTCGATCATAACTTTACGGGTTGACAAGTTAAGACGGTTACGACCTGTAACTGTAATAGTCTCGCCTG